CGAAAGCCAATATTCTCCTTGTTCTGGTATAAATATTTTTCGTAACTCAGATCCAAATTCATTTCTAATAGGCATCTGTTGTAAATTAGGAGCATACATAGAAAATCTACCAGTTACAGTACCCCCACTATCACCTTTTATTTGGTTTATATGTGCGTGTAATCTACCATTGTATATATGTCTTTTTACGCCATCTATAAAAGTGCCTTGTAATTTGTTCAATACACGTGCTTTTGTTATCATACGAGGTAGTTCATGTGAATGTGTCTCCAAAAAAGTTTGTGTAAAGCTAGGAGCACCTAATTCTGTACGGGGATATTCAAGATTAACATCATCAAATGCCTGGGCCACTGACCTTGCTGCCCAAACTTGCACATCATTTCCAGTTATCTCTTTTATTCTTTTAAGATAATTCTTTTCTTTTGCATATAATTTCTTCTTTAATTCCTCTGCTCTATCCATGTCTATTCTGACACCACGTTTTGTCATATTAAAGATAACCCTAATTAACCTACATTCCATATCATACACAGTCTCAAGAGCATCATTTTTTATCTCCAGCATAAGTTTTTCATGTAATCTAAATGTGAGAAAGGCATCTGCTTCTGCATATTCGCCGACAAACTCTGCCGGTAATTTATACATTTCTGATTTAGGATTTATTCCTAGCTCCTCTGCTTTAGCTTTTAAAACTTTTTCGTCTTTGTATTCACCTAGATATTCATGAACCATGCTATTCAAAGTATACGAATATCTATTTTCATTTAATAATGCAGAGGCAACCATAGTATCGTGAATATACCCTTTAACTTCAATATTAAGCACGCTGAGCCATCCAATGTCATATTGTGCATTGTGGAATACCTTTTGTATAGATTCGTCCTCACAGACGCTTTTTATGTATTTTAGAACAACATCCTTATCCATGTTGCCTCCACCATCATGTGCAATTGGATAATACGCAGTAAAATCGCCACTAGAAATAGCAATACCAATAACCTTTCCAATCTTTCTAGCCCAACCAGGACCCATTTTTATTAATTCTGTATCACATGTTTCTAAGTCTATAGCTACTACCTGTCTTCCCTTCATAGAAGGAAATTCTGTAGGATGTAACCATTCTGATTTTACTTCATTTCTATTAAAAAGATCCACTGTCACCTATTTCTCCTGCTATTGCTGAATAACCCGCCATGTCAACAAAATTATCCAAGTTAAATTTTTTTCCCTGATTGGAACGTGAAATTTTTAACAATATCATCATAATCGCTACGTCTTTTGCAGTGATTGATGCCATTGGTTGTAATTTGCCATCTAGAAATATATTCCAGAACTCTGCAATTTCTGCATGATTCTTGAAGGCATCTCCGTGTGATTCATTTCTATCATTGGAAATGAGCTCCTTAGCTTTTGCTAATATTTCTTCTTTGGTCATATTTTATATCCTCCTACTCGTTGTGGCTGCACTATATGTAGTGCTTGTTTAGTACGTGTAACCCCTACATAGAATACACGGTTTGTATCATCTGGATTTTTCTCCATTTCATCTTGATTAGCACGGGATAGATCTGTTAATAACAGAACATTATCGCATTCTCCTCCTTTAGCCATGTGTATTGTGCTCAAATTAATTTTTGTTTCAGCTGTCAATCCACCATGTTTCTCCATAGACATAACATACGATTTGTCATTATCACTAATAACATTAAAAGCCACATCCCAAGGAACATCAGAATACATCAGTCCATGATGCATAGTTAACGATTCTACATTATATGATTGTTCTTCTTCCAATGTTTTTAAAGTTTTGTAACCTCTTTCTACTCCAACACCACTTTTCAAATTATCATAAATTGCTGCAACATCCTTGTAAGATATTTCTTCATCGTTACGTAATCTTTTCCAAGCATCCACAGCTCTCAATAAACTTTTTTTAACAGCGGGCTTACCGTATAAATTATAAGGTAATCCTTGATATCTAAGATCTTCTTCAACTTCATTTAGCATATAACTAGCAGTTGAAAGAACAAGCCATTTACCCTCTTGCATATTAATTCCATCAATGTGATTATGAAATCTAACTTCTCCAATTTCATCACGTGGATTCCATTCCTTTTCCCTTCTTTTTGAAATTCTATTAACTATTTCATGTGCTATACCGTGAACACTTTTTGGGCATCTATAAGATTGTTTTAATACACTTACTTTACCTTCCATTTTAATTAAATGTTCAATGTCTGCTCCAGCCCATCTAAATATAGCCTGATCATCATCGCCACTAATATAAACACGCTTTGCATTTTTCCATATTTTTTTACACACATCCCACTGTAATTTAGTTAAATCTTGTGCTTCATCAACAATTACTACATCTAATTTTGGTGTAGGGCCAAATTCCAAATATTGTGTTAACATGTCTGTGAAATCATATTTGTCATTGTTTTGCTTGTAATCTTCCAGCGACCTATACACATGTATCAAATCATTCCATGAATATTCTACATTAGATTTATTATAGTAATCTTGTAACTCAAGACATTGCATTTTTGATTTATTTATGTCTCTTAAATAAATATTATCTGTTGTTACAAGACCATTATCATTCCAGCTAGATGAAGTTTTAGTTAAATCAATTCCCTTCTTTTCGGAACAGTCTACATAATCGTCTTTACCCATAATTTGAGATCCTGTAATTCCTAATTGCCTTTTTCCAAAAGCGTGCAATGTACAAAAATAAGGGAAATCTTTATCAGTTAAATTAAATTTAATTTTAGCTCTATCACGTGCTTCATCAGTAGCTTTTGTTGTAAAACTAACAAAGGCAATTCTATCAGGAGGAGTACCGTCTTTTAGTTCCTGGTCCACTATCCTCAGTAAGTTTTCAGTTTTACCTGTGCCTGGAGGTCCTAATATTATATTAATTTTTGCCATTATAATCGCACCTTCCATCCTCATACACATATAAAATTTCAACACCTAATTGTTTTTGATACTTGCTAGGAATTCTATTTATTCTAGTTCCTTTTTTAGGACCACTTTTTCTAAATGATACTGTTTTTACATCTATTTTTTTTACATCTCCAGTAACTCTATGAATAGCGACAAGATCCATTGGATCATTATCTTGTGTTTTCCAATATATTCTATAATTGTTTTTAATTAACCAAGCACTTGCAACAAATTCGCTGTGCTGTCCTTTTTTAATTCTATCAGTGCTTATAAACCTAGAATGGCGTGGCATCTTGTTTCCTAACTTCATGTTCTGAATCTTGTTCATCAAAAGATGGCACACCCCATGTGTTAACACCTTTGTTTTTTAGTTTCCAGAATTTATGTACTCCATTTATTTTACGTAATTCAGCAATAATCTGTCCTGTGTTGCTATAATGTGTAAATTTATTTCTTATTAAATATGCATGTAGATCTTGTAATCTAAAATAAGTTCTAGAAACAATTTTTTCTTTCTGTGTTTTCTCATCTATTTCTGGTAATGTTTCCGTCCAAGGCATTCTTCTTAGTAATTCTTCTTTTGTTGTTGCCTGTGCCCGACCAGTACAAAACTCCTGGAGGTGAGCTAAAAATTGACCGGACACAGATCCGTCGTTTGACACTGGAATTTTAAGAGCTGTTTGCATCTTACCATTCACTAACTGTTGCCAATCGGACGCTTTCATCAAAGGAGGCATGATAGTTAATACTTCCATAGCTCTCTTTTGAAACTTTGTTTGTATTTGTAATTCTTCAGTTGTTAATTGTATTTTTAAATCATCTTCATTATCATCTGTAGGTATTTCTAAAAACCATATAGGCGGTTCTGTTTCCAACTTTGATAAAGATCCTAATTGCTGGGACACATTCTCTGCACCAACACCATGTTTTCTTGTCTTACAAACATTTACATTACAAAAAGAATTAATAGGTTGATCCTTACACTTATATTGATATCCTTTTTGTAAGCTTTTAATTACAACTCCAACTTCTTTATGATCCAACGATGGTTTCATATATTTTTGGTTATATTTCTCTAACATTTTTTCCCAATTATCTGGATCAAATTTTTTAAGATACACCCCTATGTTAAATAAACCATTATTGCGTGTACCAGGTGGAAAACCTTGAGTACATAAAGCTTGTAAGCAAGGAGGACCGTCTTTTATAATTTCTTCGTTGTTAACTCCTTTTATATTATCTATATCTTCAATTACCCACTTTTCATAAATTTCAAAAAACTCTTCTAATGTTGCTGAGGTTGCATTTTCTTTTAGTGCATAGCGCACTGATTTATTACCATTGTAATATGGTAAATTTAAAAAGTTACCAAGGTCACCTTTCTCTAAAGATATACTAGATTGTTTTGGAAATATTTCTGAAGATGAATGTCCAATCAATGCTGCTATTTCTACTAATTTGTTTCGCATTAATTTTGATGAAATTGTTTTTTTCATAAATAAAAATAAATGCGCACCCCCACTCTTTGACTTACAATATACTAATGGTAAATTTAATTTTCTGATTTTTCTGAATAAAGCAGAATGATCCAAAGGATAGCTATCAATATCAATGCATCCCCACTTAGTAGTATTATCAGCCCTAATAGGGATAATCCCAAGAGACGGACCCTCCCCCGCCAAATGTTTTTGCCAGAGCTCATCTGTTACCTCCTGTCTAACAATATAATTTTTACCTTGCTGCTTACCGTCAGCACGCGAACCATTTGGCTGGTGCTGACCATAAGCCACATCTAAACCCTCAAATATAGATTTAAATTTCTCAACTTCCACGAAACCTCCAGGTTCTGAAGACTACCTAAAATGGTACGTCTTCGTTGTTTTCTTTGGTTTCGGGTTTTTTGTCGGATATTAGTTTAGGTTCAGTAGGTTTTGCTTCAATTGCTCCACTAGAAGCAGATTGAGCAAAAGCTTTACTCTCCTGATAAATGTTAGGATCAGAAACCTGCTCCCCTTTTTCAATAGAGAATCCAAACCAACTTCCTCTGTCATTAGATTCACTTACAGATGATAATTTGTAAGTAAATGCATATGTAGGAGGAGTAAACAACCCAGATGGACCCTTAATTTTTTGTGA